AGATACACCGAACAAGTATTGAGAAAACAGTTTGGTATTGTGAGAACAGCATGTATTGGAGTTCGTGAAACTATCCAGGAAACTGGTCTAGATATTCGCAATTATAATCCACCTGAAGATGTTACAGAAAACATCGTCAAGTTTATTTTGAGAAGCCAAGGACTAGATTGTAAATGGGCTAAATCTATGGGTATCAAAGGAGATTTGGTATGTGACGGAAAAATGTTGGAAGTGAAAGCTTTTACATCAGACGGTCCTGCCTCCTTTGGACCTCGGAAAAAGTTCGATGGTATCTATTTTCTAGATATGCGTCAGTGGTTAGATGATAAGTTTATTCTTTGGCATGTATGTCTTACACACGAGTCTCCAGCATGGAAGACTCTAAAAATGAATAAGACAGAAACTCATGAAGATCAGAGTTCACAAGGTAGACGCCCAAGAATTCCATTTGAAAAAATTCGCCAACAGATTGGAGAATGTTGTTCAATTATTTATGATGGTTCGTTTGAAGGGATATTTACAGCAAAGGAATCAAACGTTCTGCAATAAGTTTGACAACTGGTAGAGATACTGCATTACCAGCTAGTTTGTACAAATTAGTATCTGAAATATCTGGCAGAATATAGGTTGAAGGGAAACCTTGGAAATTGAAACACTCTCTGGGTGTCAATTTCCGAATACCTTTTTTATCTTTGATAATTGGAACATTGTGTCCACCACCTCCCATATTGGCAGTCAATGTTGGACATTCGGAACTTTTATTTTCACGAACGTACACTCGTCGATATTGATAGACTGTATTTTCGTTTGTGACACCTTCAGAAACTAGTTTCCATGTGCTAGATTTTGGTGTATAATAATACTTTTGTGGAACATCTGTTTCCAGAAAATCAGAAATTGGTCGTTTTTCTACCTGAGGGAACTCCAACGTAAACTTATCGAAAACATCTTTAGACTTGAAACACACGATGTAAATTCGTTCACGATGTTGAGGAATCCCCGTCAATTTTGCAGTATTCAGAATTTTGTAACATACGTGATAACCACGTTGTTCCAAATTTTGTTTGATGGTTTGGAATGTCTTTTTATCATCATGAGTTAACAAGTTCTTAACATTTTCCAGGACTACACACTTGGGCTGGTGATGATCCAAAATTTCCAAAATTTTCCAGAAGACGTTCGATCGTTTATCTGCAAACCCTTCTTGATGTCCTGCAATGCTGAAAGGCTGGCAATTGTGTACAATTGTATTTTCTACTATATATGTATTATCTATATCAACTTCAAAATTGTATACGGGTACATTATCAGCACTCTTAATGGAAATTGTAGAAGGAGCAAACCAGGCATATTGGCCCTCTATGAATGAGGTATATCTCTCAGAATGACTTACGCGGATAGAATATGTATCGCGCTGTTTTACAGTTCTACCTTCAATAACACATGTTGACGGACGATGGCATTTTGTAACACTTGCAAATTTTCCGATCTTCAAGAAAAGTCGCTGAATTCCAAGGGCAATATTTGGAGATACAGTTGTCATACTATATAGGCCATCTGCACGAATATATCCATCCGCTTTCATATATCCGTGAATAAATTCCCCTATCAAATGAGGCGGTGCATTCTGAACCCATTCGGGGATTTTCTTTCCATGGGCATACTTGCCAAACTCTTTTAGAATTTGATACCACTCATGGCTTCCGCATCCAAATTTTTTACACTTTCCAGTATCACACTTTTTATCCGTGATTTGTATAACTTTATTTATACGACTACATACATAGTCTTCGTCTTTATTATTTATAGCAAAGCGAATGGTGTATTTCAGCCGTCCATCTTTTTTCTTGGATTCTTCAATCCAACCATCACCAAGAAAGTACCCCATCATAAACCATTGGTCTAAGTTATCCAGTTGTAGAATTATATTTTCGGTTCTATGTTGATTAATAATCTTGGTATATTGAAATTCTGGGATTACGCTTTGAGTATTTACAACCATTCCAAAATAGTCCTTCATACTCAGATCTTCTGCATTCTTCCATACAGGATCTTTGAACTTCAAATCTACGTCATATTTACGAGCTGAATTGTTCCACGTTCGAGTCTCTATCTTTTCACGTACATAGAATGGATGCTCGCTTGTACAAACAATTGGCTCGGGGTGATACTTTATTCTAATCGTATAAAGGTTATTCGAATATATTTTACGTTGCAAATTAACAATCGATTGAAACTTTCCTGTATGAGTCAGAAGATTGTCTTCAAGTGTTACATCTTCAATGGCTTTGTAACCCAAACTAGTAAGAACTCTTGTGCCTTTTACAAAGCAAGGAAATCCTCCCGTCAAAATATCATGTGGAGGAATTTCGGACACATCAATGTCATTCAGATCTTTTAGAGTTAATGGGTGTTCATTATTTGCATCGTAAATAGTTTTTGAATGAGATACCATATCATTTGCAAATACAGTTTCAACGGAAAATGCCTGTGAAAATGCACCTGTTCCAGCAAACAAGTCAACTAGTTTCATTCTTGTATATTACTGGATAAGAGTAACCTGATTCGTTTTCAAACTGACACAATATACTCCCAACGGAGATAGTCACAAATTTTTTTCCAGATTTGGTCGTGGGAGATTAGTCTATCTCTGGATTTGAGCAATGGGAAGTAGACCTTGTATTCATCCAGCTCCAGAAGTTCAAAAAACTTATATAGGATGTACGAATAGGATAGGAAATTAGTTCGGTCATTCGGACAATACAAGAGAAAAGGGGCCTGAATATCCTGGAACATCGCTCTGATCTTCTCTTCAATTTCTGGAGTAATAGTGGGTGGTGGATTTCCGTTGAGTCGAGAGACGATGTGGGCTGCATGCTCATAATACTTTGATCTATTTAGCTTCTTTAAAATCTCTCGTATATCTTTCTCACATAACTCAGCAATATTTTGTATGCGTCGTTTCTTGATTTCGCATACAACTTCATTCATCACCTCAACTGGGATGATGGTACTTTCCTTTGCTTGAAATTGATTCAGGATTTCATTCAGATGATTAATCTTCTTGTAGGCATAGTTATTTCTTTCCTTAGGAGGGTCACGAAAACTGGGAAAATCGGATACAACCATCATATACTCTTCCGACCCACACATCGGACATGCTAGAATACCTTCGGCAGCCACTTCTTCCCTAGCAACATTACACCGATTACAATGTTCCGTATCTGTATTCACATCATTCGACTCTGTTCCAGTACCTAGCTTCATTCTGGAAACGTACTCATCAAACATCTGCTTGCGAGATGGACCAGTCTCTACTGGGACAGTTGGAGCTAAATACTTCATGAATGTATTATTATCTACATGTTTTGATGTAACTACAGAGCTGGACTCTGATTGACCGTAATATTGAAGCATCAAATCGGCATTCTTCAAAAAGTAGGCATCTAATTGATTTCGGTCTTTCAATTCTGTTTGTAATGTCCTCAGTTTATCATGCTTTTGGGCAAGCTTAAATATTTCTTGCTGATTCTTACCGGACTCTAATTCACCTATTTCAATCTCTAACTTCATAATTTGGTCAGCTAGAGACTCCTGGTTAGCTTGAGAATCCCGAAGAGATGAAATGACCGTTTGATGAACAGAATCCAACGTTCCACCCAAGGTTTCGTATTTTGCATCCCGACCCTTCTTTATTCTAAACATGCTGTCACTCATTTACTTACTTTTGGAGACTGCTATGAAAATAGCTAAAAACCCAATTCCTATTAAAATAGGATAAACGCCATTCGATATATCAGTAAACCCTTCCTTCGTTTCGATACATTTTGATATATCAACTTGCTTACAGATATTAGGATCGAAGTCTGAAGTCAAGTCTTTATTTAGAAATCTGGATTGAGGTCCACCACTTGTTTCACACGTGTAACACTCACATGCAGGTGTTGAATCTGCAGATAAAGAACTAAACAAATGAACTGGATTCAGACCTTCTTCGGCATCTTCCATCATTCCAGGAATCAAACCATCAAAATCGGAGGCAATACCGCCAAGCGAGCTCTTCATTGACTGAGGAAGAAGTTGGGCACCGCTGGCAACATTATTGATAAAGTTGTGTCGGGATTGAATAGATTTATCCGATGCCTGGCAAGAACCACCAGTATTCACAAAGTATCTGTTACCCAAAGCAGGTCCAGAAATCATGTACTTGATATAAGTACCAATTGCAGATGTATTTGTAGCTATCTGACCGACAGTCCCTCTAGAACCAACACCCAGCTCAGAAGGAGATTTGATATGTTCCATGTAGCTGTAGCTCGGTCCCATAACAGACTCGGTGGCTTTACCGGGGGCAGAAGCAACATCGTCCCAAATAGGATTAGACATCTTTACTTAAAGCATTGAAAACCTGTAGTCGAAAAGAAGTATTTGTCATCATACAGGGACGCTGTCTTAATACTGCTAGTTCGGTCGAAGCAAATGGAAACTTAAATACGTCACAAACATACATCAATGCCAAGAAAGCGCTTCGATTAATACCACACTGACAATGAACAAACACCTTACGCGAATCTGTCTGCTGTAGGCAGTGTTTTAATGTTGCTTTAAACTCAGGATACCATTTCAGTATATTGACATGTAGGTCATCTATTGCATTGATACAAAAATACTTGCCTGGGAATTTTGCTTTGAACCACGAGGGAGAATCTGAATCTGCTGCACAATTGATCACATGTGTAATTTCATACTTTTTAACAAACTCTGGGGTAAGCATTCCACCAGCTCCAACCAAAATATATGGATGAAACAGAGCTGGAGGGTCAATATGGTAACCTCTGGAACTATAGCGAAGAGAACGTCTTATTGTTGGATCCATTACTAATTATACTAATGTATTAAATAATGTCTTAATCACATATGCAAGTACCACAGATGCTCCTCCAAGAACTGCAGCGCCAGTGTAAGAAACTACACCGCCATCTTTATATGCATGCGGAACATACCGCAGGGCCAGCTCACGAGAGAATGCAAGAGACATGATCCCTGAAGCAAGAAAGAAGGCAACATACCACAAAAATCCCCTTACGGACCCACGAAGAATTGAAAACTGTTGAGAATAATCTGGGACTGGTGGCTTCTGAGGCATTGTATTTAATGGAGTACTAAATGGATCACCTCCACCAGTTACCATTGGTTGAAACGCGGGAGATTGAACGGGCTGTCCTCCAAGAAGTTCAGATAGGTCAGTTGCTCCTTCCATGTTTATTTAGAGGAAGTGATTTGACACGACGCGTCCTCCACGCGATATTTGTAACATTTGCCATCGGCCTTGACTTCTCTGTTTTCGAACTCGGCTGGTGAGAGAGCGAGAACTTTCTGACTCGAAATAGGATGATGAAGCAACATGACTACTATGCCAAAGCCAATAATAAAGGCAAAGAGTCCGGTTGTTTCCTTTCGTTTCAGGAGCTTATCTATCATTTACAAGTACATTGAGAGAAACGGCAGACCCAGAACAAGTAACTGGCTCTGCATGAATCCTCACACAACCCGACTTGGTATAGAATGATTCAGAATCGCCTGGGGTCGGAATGGCAGGGATTTTTCGTTTTGGAGGCTTGAAGATTGATACAACAAAGAAGCCGGTCAGCACGCCGGCGAACAAGCAAGGGATTACGTCCATTATTATATAGTTAAGGGATTCCTCCATCTATTAATGTTGGACCAGAACCGTATGGAGAACCACCATCTATGATGGGTATGCCCGGAGCAAATGATGTACCTCCATCGTACTCAGTTATTCGTCGTCTAGGAGCTCTGAGAGCAGGGCCAATATAATCACACTTACAGACTTCTTCATAATTAATTTGTTCAAAATTTACTGGTCCACAACCGGCTGCTCCACGATACAGTGTCGATGTAAACAATCTATGATTCGTATCTTGTACCTTAAATGTTCTTCCGAGAGCTTCTGCTTTTAATTTAGAAATGTAAGCGGCAGCTGTCCTCATTTCTTAAGTTTACGTGTTTGTTTAACTACGGGAGTTGCTTCTTTCTTCAATTCGTCAAAACGTTGCCGCGCTTCCTCGATTGACAATCCCCGATATACCACCTCTAATTTCAGTTTGAGGAATTTGGCCATAGTCGGTTCCTGGGACGTTTCGGACTGCATTTAACCATGGCTGGGGTTTAAATTCTATATTTTCTTTTTCCTTCTCAACCCCATGATTGTAGTACAAAAAAAAGATAAACCCTCCAACTACGACAAGCAGAACTATGATATTAAATCCAAAAGAGTACCAGGAGTCTATAATCTGTCCAGACTTGATTAAGTTTCCTTCGACACGAGAGTAAGTATCTTCCACTAAATGAAACATCTCTTGTTATATACAACAAGTTAACATGTCATTTACAACGGCAGCTGCCATCACACTAGGCAGTGTTGCCCTAGTTGGTGCATTATATGGTAGCAAGGCAATAGAATCCGCTCCTCCAGAAGTTCCTGCTCCAGAAG